CCTTCCCAAACAGAGACATTAGCTGCTCTTATAAGTTCAAATGGGGGAGGATTTTCTACCGGTGTACCTTTTAATATTACTTCTTACGAGGTATCTACAACAACACAGGTTAATGGTTATTATAATTTCATAGCTAATCAAGTAAATACTGCTGTTCTAAACCCTCTTGACGAGTATGCTTATCTTGCTGCTACTCTAGTAGAAAATACCTCACTAAATTATTGGGAATATTACCCAACATGGCAAGGTGAATTTATAGATCAATTTATTTATACTGAAAACTCATTGGGTAATATTTATTATGTAATTAATGAAATTACAATATCAGAACAGATAGGACTAAAATTAGTAGAAACATCAAGGTTTCAGAGTATACAGACCTCTGGATTTGATGCACCTTTAGTATTTAGACCTATTGTAATGAATTCTAGAGCTACTTGTTTTGTTATAGATTATACAGTTAGTTTGGTTAATAAAATTAATAATACAAGCATAGTTAGAACTGCGAGTATTACCTCAAATGAGGTTGCATTATACGGAGCGGGATTAAATACAATTCAATTAAGAAATGAGCCTTTTCCTTTGAAGGTTTACAATAAAGTTGTAGAATCCTCAAAAATAACAAGTGCTTATAATATTAATGTTAATCCAATAAATAGTATAGTTACAAAATACGTCCCAGCATTTTTCGAGTCTGAGAATATTAGTGTGTCTGAGCAAGATTTAACAATAACAAATATTGGTACTAATACATCTCAGACAACTTCAATAGATTCTACTATAGCTTTTGGACAGGGTAAACTACAAATAATAGTAAATCCTTTTGATAACTATTATAAGTTTAAAATATTTAACTCAAATACTGGTGCAGAAAATACAATACTTGATCTTGGAAATAATTCTAATTATTTTTTGGTATTTAATGGAGATTCTGGAAATGAAATAAGAGTTGCCAGTTTAACAGACTCTACTTTCCAAAATCCTAGTGTAGGTGAAGTTGGATTTAGAGTTGTAGAAGCTGATTCTAAAACGATCCAATCTTTCTCTAATAGGGATTTCCATATAACTTCTGTTTCTCCAAATGGAATAGAAACTTCTGTATATTATGGAACTTGGCTTCTCCCTAGTGAAAGGTCAGTAAAATCAGCAGGAACTACTAGTAGTTCGGGTCTTGCTACATCTTCGGAGTTTTTTGTCCCTACAGCAATACAGGCATCTCCAAATATTTCAGCAGTAGCTGCTACAAATAATAATTTATTAGCTACTGCAAATGTTAACGTACTTACTAGCGATATTAAGACCTCGTTTAACGTGGCAACAGACAGTATATTTAAAAATATCTCGCCCGTGAGCGCGGCCATAGCAGCGGGAAGCTCAGGAGCTAGCTCTGGAAGTGCAAGCACTGCACCTCCAACCCCAAGTATAGACATAGTTGCATTAGCAAATTCTATATCTGGCGATACCGCATTAGGTAAATCCTATGAGGATATAGCAGATTACTATACAATACCAGGAAGGCCAGGATATAATACTTATAAGGGTATAACAAAACAAATATTCTTAACTGCAGTTAGAAGAGTATATCCAGATACTAATGGTATCCAACAAACTCAATATTTGAATTATGCTACTTACTTAGGAATTTGACCAAATGCAGGAGCATCGGTGGGTACAGTATAAAATAAAATAAAGTTATGTTAATAAACGCCAGACAAAATTCATTCTTTTTTCAGTTCCCAAAGGGATTTTTTAGTGATAAGTTAGAGCAAAAATATATTGGATATGTAAAAAGAATGCCTATACCTTATGATACATTAAGGGATTTTATGAATTCTACTATTCAACAAATTTCATTTCCCACTCTAACTGCAATTGATCATGTAGAACAAATAAGGCCTGGTGGATTTAAACAAAGCTATAAATCTGCTACAACCTTACAAAATTTAATAAAGAGGGATTATACTATATCCTTTAAATTGGGGGAAGGATTTATTAATTATTGGATTATGTACGATTGTATGGTTGAATTTCTAGATTTTCAAAATAGGAATGAATACTTACCAGATATGATACTAAGATTGATGGATAATAATGGAGTTGTTATGGCTTCTAATACTTTCCAGCAATCAATATTTACCTCTCTATCAGAGGTTCAATTAAACTATTCTTCTACTACCCCAGAATTTTCTATTTTCCAAGTTGGTTTTCGCTGCAATTACATTCAGACAACATTAGAAATCGGCTGATTTCATGGCAAATAAAAAAGAATATATGAAGGAATATTATGCTCGTGTTAAGGATACTCGGGCTAAAGAATATTTGGAAAATAAAGGGAGAAGAGAATTATAAATTAGATAACATAAGAAAAGGAAACAAGATCAATTATGGATTATAATTTAAATGTGATTGGAATAGATTTTTCCCTAAATAGTGCTGCATTTTGTTCTTTAAGCTCATCGGATATTTATTTAGGTTCTTTATATAGGTCCTCTGATTCATTAGAAAAATTAATGAATAGGAAAGATAGGTCTATAAAGGATCTAGGTGGATTTAAAAATCTTGATCTAAACATCATAGAAAAAACCCAGCCCTCTGGTGAATACCACGAAGTAGAAAGAACAAAAATAGAATCATTTATAGAAAGGGCTGATACCTTTTTTGGAATGATGAAGCCATATCTTAGCAAAGGAAGCTATGTTTTCATGGAGGGTATAAGTTTTGGTAGTACTGGTAATTCATTAATAGATATTTCCATGGCCACTGCCTTATTGAGAGAAAGAATAATGGATATAGTACCAGCTAAAAACTTTTATGTTTTTTCTCCATCATCTATTAAAAAATTTGCTTTGAAAGGTAATGCAAAAAAGAATGAATTGTATGAAACAATTCTGCTCAGGAATGATATAAGATTAAAGAACTTTCAAGGAATTTTGAGCGAGAATAAGAGTATGTGGATAAAGGGTAGTAAAGACGTAGTAGCTCCTTGTAATGACTTAATAGACTCTATTTGGATCTCTTTATTTGGTGAAGATTTTCTTCAAAAACTCGAAAAAAATGAGAAGAAAAAAGATATATAGAGTATAAATTAATTTGAAACTTTAAGTGCACTTTGAAGTATAATTTAAAACAATTTTAAAAAAACATTTAGAAAATTATGGAAAACAATTTTGACATCTTCAATTTAGACCATGAAGAATTTTTGAACCCGGTAGTTGAAAAAGGTGGTGCAGATGAGAACATCTACAAGCCTTACCCAGAGTTAGGTAAAGACGGCGTCTATAAAGCGTTAATACGCTTCGTCCCTAACGTCTTCAATCTGAAAAAATCCAAAATCCACAAGTATTACGTTTGGTTAAAAGATCCAGTCGACAACAAGACTTTTGTTGCTGATTGTCCAACAACTGTGGGTAAAAAGTCCATCCTGAAGGACATTTATTGGAAGTTGAAAAACTCTCCATCTGCAAAGGATCAGGAATTATCAAAATCCTTCTCTCGTAAAGAAGATTATTATGCACTTATTCAGGTGATAGAAGACAAAAATCACCAGGAGCTGGAAAACAAGATTATGATTTTCAAGTTCGGTAAGAAAGTGAATGATATGATCGAGCAGCAGATCAAGCCAGAATTTGGCAAACCTTGCAGCCCGTTTGATCCAATCAACGGTAAGAATTTCTTCTTACATGTTAGGAAGGTAGGAGATTGGAACAACTATGACCTTTGCCAATTCGTTGGAGAAAGGGAACCAGTGAAAGTAAATGGTAAAGCCATCGAAAAAACTGAGGAAGGTAGCACAATGTTTACTGATTACCTGAAAACAGGACCAAGTGATCTTACTAAGTATGATTACAAGGAATGGTCTGACGAAGATAGGGAAAAGATAATGTCTATCATCCGTAATCTTGTACCAGATGGACGTGTCATCTCAGACATCCTATCATCTGCAGGTATGAGTAACAAAACATCTTATTCTTCTAAGGAAGAAGTATCCACCTCAAGGGAAGATATTTTATCTGGTGCAGGACTTGATGAAACCTCATTTGAAGAAGCAGCTCCTGCTAAGAAAGGTAAAACTGCACCAACTTCAAGTTTGGAAGACCTTTACGCTGACCTTTAATTGTTAACAATTTAAAAAGTATGGTGTATGAGTTTCTCAACAGAGGATTTGAAGGGAATGGTCAAAAGAGTTCTCGAGAATGCCTTTCCAGGTAATACTCAGAAACAAAAAATCTACACAAGTAGTGGCCGTTTAAATTTCTCTTGTCCATATTGCGGAGACTCAGCGGAGGCACGAAAAAAGAGAGGCAATCTTTATATAGAGAGCCTCTCTTTTAAGTGCTATAATGGTGGGTGTAGTGTTTTCCGAGACCTATATAGTTTCTTAAAAGATTTCGAACTGGGTAATATTATTAGTCCAGACCAAATATCCGAAATTATAGAGATTGGAAAAACAAAACGTAACACCAAAAAGAACGCTGGGAGCATAGATGTTTTCTTATTGGAAATGTATAAAGAAATAATTCCAACAAGAGAACTACTCAAGAAGAAATTGGGTTTAATTGAACTTCCCCTAGGAGCAAAAGAATATCTAAAGAAAAGGTATCAAGAACCGGATGAAAGGTTTTTGTGGGAGCCTAGAAAGAAGTCAATGTTTTTATTGAATTTGACCGCTAATGGAGAACATGTACTTGGGCTCCAAATTAAAAATATGAACAAAGGTGCCGTTAACAAGTACTATACATATAGGCTTAGCGGTATTTATAAAAACTTATTTAAGGAAAGAGATGCAGCCATCATAGAAAAGGCTAGTGAACTCGATCCAGTTTCTTGCGTCTTTGGATTTTCCACTTTAAATTTGGAGGATCCAATTACTATTTTTGAAGGTCCCTTCGATAGTTTCCTTTATCGAAATTCGGTAGGACTGTGTTCTATCAATAATACATTTCCTTTTGATGTAATAGATAAAAGATATTTCTTGGATAGTGATAGTTCAGGAAGGGAAAAATCTCAAAAACTATTAACAGATGGAGAAAGTGTTTTTCTGTGGAAGAAATTCTTACAAGAAAATGGATTCCCGGAAAGGGATAAATGGGATTTAAATGATGTAGTAGTTTATGCTCATGCGAATGGGCTGAAAATTAAAAATCTGGAAGGTTATTTTTCAAAAGATAAATGGGATATGATCCATGTATAATAGAATAAAAGTAGAGGATTATAAAAAAGAAGTATATCTGGTTAAATATGGATTTAAAGGCTCTCCCTATCCATATTCTGCCGAAGAACAAATGAAGGTAACGAAGGAAGCTGTGTTAACTTCTACTAAAGGATATTCTGATATAAGACACGAAAATCAAACCATCTTTAGTAATAGAGAATTTATCTTTATAAAAGAGGATGATAGGAAAGGAATATCGGTGGAATTAATTTATCCTTATTCTGCAACCATGCCGGACTCTTTTTTGGATGATCTTGTACATAGATTTCCCTCTAAATTTCCAGACAAAAGTAAATTTGGTGAGGAAAGGGGAAAATTAATAGCTCATTTATCAGAATGGGGATGGAATCCTATATTAGCATTAGAAAAAACCATTAGTAGTATGACAATATATGGTAAGGATAAAATAACATATTGGATAACCTTACCAAGTTTTATGTGGGAATTCTGGTACAACTACAAAGAGATACATAATATTCCACTGCATTCTGTGGATGCGAATGGATATACAACAAATGAAGTATTTGAACACTACTGTAAATGGGGGAAGGAATTCCAAGAATCTCATCCGGAATTTAATTTTGAAACTTGGCAGAACCAAAAAGAAACTATTGAGCAATGGCAAAGTATAAAGTAGGAGGATTATCTCTAAACGGAGGTGAAGATAAAGCAGATAAAAAAACAGGTATGCTAAAAGGAGATATAAAATTCCATTTTGAGTCATCCCTTGAAAGTTTGTCTCTTGATGGAATATTTGAAACAGAACCTATTATGGTGAAGAAGAAAGATATTTCCAAGAAAGTAACAGAAACAAGTTTTAAGAAACCCAAGAAAAAAGGTAACGAATTAATATAATGGAACAGAAAGATTTTAAAGAGGTATTTGCTAATGAAGCTAAGACTTGGTCTGCGAGGATCCAGGAATTATCTATGAGGATGAGAAATATTCGTGAATTACCAGAGGTACAAATAGATCTATTTTCCGACAGGCAAAGATTATTAGAGCATAATCATAAACTTGGTCAGGCCTTGGCAAAACTTACTATGGAATATAGAAAAAAGAAAAAAGACCAATTAGTCCAAAGGTCCGAAAAAGAAAATAAATTATATGGAGCAAATGAGAAAAATGTTTTAATCGATGGGGATCTAGCAGAATTAAAAGATTTAGTTGAAATGGTTGATAGACAAATTAGTTATATAAATGATACTATCAAAACTGTTGACCACTGTCTCTATGGACTAAAAGAAAGGATCAGACTTGAAGAACATCTGAGAGGGGATTCTATGAAATAAAATGACTATGAATATTTATAAAATTACTAATTTACTAAATGGTAAAATTTATATAGGACAGGAAAAAAGAGATAATCCAAAATATTTTGGTAGTGGTAATCTTATAAAAGAAGCTATTAAAAATGAAGGTATAGAAAATTTTCGGAAGGATATCATAGAAATTTGTAATAGCGTGAAAGATCTGAATGAACGAGAAATATTTTGGATAAAAGAATTAAAATCACAGAGCAAAGAAATTGGATATAATATAGCTCCTGGTGGATCCTTATTTGTTATGAACGAAGAAATTGCCAAAAAAGTTTCTGATACATTAAAAGGAAAATATGTTGGTAAAAAAGCATTTAGACATGGATTGAAATTATCTGATGAACATAAAAGAGCTATTTCCCTTAAAAATAAGGGTCTAAGATTATCTGAAGTAACTAGAAGAAAACTATCACAATCACATAAAGGTAAAAAAGTTACGGATCTAACTAAAGAAAAATTATCACTATCACATAGAGGAAAAAGATTAACAGAAAATCATAAAAGTAAGATAGGAATAGGACTTTTGGGGAACAAGCATAGTGTAGAAACTAAAGAAAAAATAAAAAAATCTAATATAAATAAAAAACAGAAACATTCTGTCTCTCTCGATGCTATAAATATAAATACTAAAGAAAT